AAAGTTTTTAACTTTACTTTATCAATATCTCTTTCAATAGCGTCAATTTCTCTGCCAATAATACTAATTGTATCTTCTGTTTCACAAAAATCAACTGTGTTATTTTTTTCAAGATGATCTTCGACTACAGAAAGATCTTGAATACCCTTTCCCCATAAAGCATCGATAAATTTATCAAATACTTCTTGTTTATTTTTAATACGAATTGTAATGCGTACAAATCCACCCTTTAAATTTGTTTCATTTATAAATTTTGCAATACGTTTAATTTCATCCGCAGAAGAATCGTCATAAACAAAAATATGAAATATATTGTTATTATTTTGTATAAATTCCATTTCATCGGTTTTTGTGTCATAGACGTGGAATCCTTTTGTGGAATGAACATCAGAAAAATTCATTTGATATTGTGTTCCAAGATAATGAATATTTCCTTCAGATTGTTTGATATGAAAATGACCAGAGAGCACCCGATCAAATCTAGAGAATACAGATATGTTAAAACCTCCCTGATGTTTAACTCCAGGGATTACTTGAAACCCTACAATTTCGAAATGTCCACCAATCATTCTACATGAACAATTTGTTATAAAGTTTAAAACTTCTTGTTCATTCTCTTTTGTCACCCAAGGTATTAAACCAAAACAAAAATCATCAAACTTTAAGGTTGTTGGATTTTCATAAATTTTAATCATTTTATACTTATCATCAATTAATTCTTTTAAAGAATTTAAATTATTTGTATTTTTGTAATAAGTATCATGATTTCCAATTGTTATGTGTAATTGGATTTGATTTTCTTCAAACTTTGATATTACCCTTTTTCTTACTTGAGATAGAGTATTAAAATTAATATATTTTCTTCTATCGAAAAAATCTCCTAAGTGAATAACATTTTTTATATTATTCTCTAAAAGAAAAGGAATAAATTGATTTTCAATAAAACTTATTGCGTTTTCTAAAAAGAAAGGAGAATCATTACGACAACCAAAATGAGTATCACAAAGAAATGCTATTTTCACTTACGCTTCCTTCTTTTTCTTTTTTTCTTTTTTGGTTCTAATTTATCAACATCAGTTTCCGTTAATGAAAAATGTTTTTGTAAAAATTCTGTATAAGTTCCAGCATCTGATTCTTTTTTTAACCACTCTATGAATTTTCCATCAACATCTTTCATTTGTAAACACTTATATTTAATAAATGCTTGCTTTTTTTCTTTTTCTATTCTGCGTAAAAAAGCATAATAAATTATTTGAGTAAAATATGAAAATGGATTTGTTGACTTATTTGGGTCAAAGTTATGAGCATATAGAATACAATTCTCTACACCATCCCCAATCATATCCTCTCGAAATGGATAATTTATAAAGTTTGGACGATGTGATAAATGTTCAGCAATTTTTAAAAAAGATTCAGCAATATAATCAGTCACTGGTGGTTTCTTTTCACCACACTCTTCTGCTTCCTTTACTGTCTTTTTCCATTCAATCATAGACTTACAAAATTTTTGATTATCGATGTAATGTCTTAAAGATTTTAATTCTTTTTCTATGATCTCATCATCTTCTTTTTTCATACAATTCCTCTTCTTTTCCAAAGTATAGCATATCTAAACATCTTTTCAAGTGTTTGTATGCCTTTTTATAAAAATCAGAAATTAGGGCTTGACAAGATTTTGTCATGTTGTGTATAATTTCTGTGTGGGAAAAAGAAGAGATAGGCTATAATAGTTACTTATAGTCTTCTGAATTAGGATCTGGATTCCAATCAGTAAACTTATCTCCAAAGTCTTTACGTTCCTTTTCATCGCCAGTAAATCTATTGCGTTTTTTAACCTCTTCAATCATATCTAAAAGTACTTGAGGTTTAATTATTCCAGCTGTTATTAAATTCATAATAGATTCTGCTGGTATATACATTTGCATCATAATCATATGTCGATCAAGTTCATTTTCATCAGTCATGTCTGGTGGTAGTTCTTGTTTTGATTTTTTCTTTGCTTTTTTAGATTTTTTCTTTGGTGAACGATTTAATTGTTCTTCGAGAGCAGAAGTATTAAAAAGATCTTCTAAAAAACTAGCAAATAATTCTGAATTATCTTTTGAATCTGTTAAATCCTTTTTAACAGCAGTTTTCATTTCATCTTTATCAAATTGATAACTTTCCATTTCATATAATTTAATTGTGTCTTCATTTGGCACAGATTTAAATGCTACATGATCGCGCGGAATGTTAACATTTTTTTCATCAGAATTAATCAACCAATCTTGAAGAGTTGTAATGTCATATGGTCTTCCTAAAGTATCCAAACTTGAAATTGTTTTAAAAATCATAGGTTGGAATACTTTAATGTCAGATTCATTTTCTTCCAAAACCTGACATGCTAGTTCTTCGCCACTTCTAAGTTTAAGGATAGTCAAATTCATTATAGTTCTCCTAACTTAATTTTTGTCTTCTTGAATGTAAACTCTTCATTAGTATATATGATTGTTCGCTCATCTAGATGTCGCAGAGCATGATTGCGATACTTACCCCAACTTAAATCATCTCCTAAATCAAACACTGTTACTTTTTCCTTTGTTTCTGATTTTCTTAACCCTCTCCCTATCGACTGTAATACTCTTACAACAGATTTAGAGGGGGAAGCAAAAACTATGGCATGTATGTTTTTAATATTAATACCTGTACTACACGTTCCATATGATGCCACTAGTACGCTATTATCGTGCTTATCTACTATTTTTCTTATTTGTTCTCTATCTTCTACTTCTGTTTTACCACATATTAAGTATGCTTCTTTTTTTCCTTGTTTTAATATATTTTGATATAAAGGAACACCATGCTTTTCTACAAAATTAAATAATACTAAAACATTGCCTTTAATCGTAGTTGCTAAATTTGTTATAAAATTATTTCGAATATCATTCAATACTAACCATTCAATTTCTTGTTGATATTTTGCTCTTTTGATTTCCTGAATTTGATTTGTTGGATATTGAAGTATTAAACAGTTGATATCTAATTGTGCCAAAACATCTTTGTCTATTAATTCGCGTGTTGATGTAACTTGAAATATAGAACCAAATAATCCTTCGAGTACTAGTTTATGTACTTGAGTTCCATCTAAAGTACCTGTAGTTCCTATTCTATAATCGCATTTTTTAAGTTTAGTCATTATTTTTGTTAATGATTTTGCTTTAAACAAATGTGACTCATCTCCAATTATTGCGTCAAATTGTGAAAAATATTCTTCAGATTGAGTATATAAACTCTGCCACGTTGATATTATAACTCTACAGTCACTATTTTTTTCTTGACCACCATACACTAAATGTATATGTGAAGATATTTTTTTAGTGTTTGCGTAATCTTGAAAATCAGAATTTAGTTGTGTAACTAGACCAGTTGTAGGAACAACAATTAATATTTTTTTCTTTGTTCTTTTCAAGAGTTCTAGCATTATAAAGTAAATGATGAGACTCTTTCCACTTCCTGTAGGAGATATTAGTAACGTTCTACGATTTGATATAGCATGTTTGACTGCTTCTATCTGGTAATCATGAGGAATGATCTCCTTGCCTCCAGAAAATACTTTAGGAAATTCTATAGGTTCTTGTTCTTTAGCAAGCGATTCTTCATATGATATTTTATATCCACGATCCGAAGCAAATGAAAGAACATAAGGAAGAAGTCCAGCATATATTTTATTTGTTAAAATATTGAAAAGACGAATCTTTCCGTCCCATCTTTTCTTTCTAAATGCTGGATTGTACTCTGAATTTGGAACTTTGAATGTAAAAAATAAAGACAACTCTTTTGCTATGCCTTTTTCACAGTCTATTTCAATATAGACAGAATCCACTGGTTTGATGTGTATCATAGACCTTGTGAAAATTTAATCCACTCTATAGATGAACGAATATTCCAAATTTTATTTGAAATTATCTTTGCTACAGATTCAATATAATTTACTTTTTCTTTTTGTAAAAATATCTTATTTCTAAGATTGATAATATCAACATCACTATTGATAAAGCGATCAATATCTTGTTTGAGAATGTTAAGATCAAATTGTTCCCATCCTCTTTGTTTTAATTCTTCGTTTGACATTTTTCCGGAATAATATAACCATTTGTCTCTTTCAAGAATTTTTAATTTAGATTCAAAAGATTCTAAAACAAGTTTTTCATCCATCAAAATACACAAATATTTATTGTGTATCTGAGGAATTCTTGAAGCTTCATCATCTAGATGATTCGTAT